AAAGATGAATACACCAAGCACTCCTACACCAAGCACTCCTATACCAAGCACTCCTACAAATCAACCTACAATACAAGTAGAGCCAAATGCTCCTACAAAGCTGTCACAAGAGCAAACATGCAGAGGCTGTGAAGAGTGTCAACCAAATCAACTCGCGCATGTAGGCCCAGGTGGCTGTCTTGAAGAAACATTTAATGCCATGTATGGGCTTAAATAATTTGAAGTAAATACGATTAGAGGATGTATATAAGACATTTAATAAATACACGTAATGGGCGTATTATTGTTGATTTTAAAGAAGTCGTTTGTCAGACATGTTCTATATGTAAGAAAGAAATACCTCGTATATATTACGGAAAAGACCCTGCCAGTAAATATGCAGTTGATGCAATATATAAATATACTATAGCTGATATAATAGAAGAACAGAGTTCTTTCCGAAAATCACTATTACCAAAAGAATGTAAAAAAGAGGGTTGTTCTGATTATAAGTACTATTAAACTTAAAGGGTTATACTGTAAAAAAAATGACAGAAATATTTTCAAGTATTATATTACACCAAGATTATGTCTATTGTTAAACAACATAATTATGATAACAGACAACAGACACGCAATGATGGAAATGATGAAAACAATGGAAATGATGGATCTAACAATAAAGTTGGGTATCTTACTATTATTATGGGCTGTATGTTTGCTCAAAAGACAACAGAACTCCTAAAACGTATCCGACGCTATGAATCAATTGGTTATAAAGTACTTGTTGTAAACTTTCATCATGATACTCGTTACGGTAGCAACTGCATCTCTTCACATGATATTGATAAACATCCAGCACGCCCTTTAGGAGTATTGTCAGATTTAACAGATGAAGAAATTTGTAAGTATAATGTTATTGTAATTGATGAAGGTCAGTTCTTTCCTGATTTACATAAAACAGTGACTAACTGGGTTGACAACTTTGCGGTTCACGTAGTTGTATCAGGATTGGATGGAGATTCTGAACGAAGGCCTTTTGGTGACTTATTGCGACTCATTCCTCACGCAGAAGAAGTTGTCCGCTTGAATGCATATTGTTCTAAATGCCGCGATGGCACTATTGCAAACTTCTCTTGTCGCCTAAAAGAATCTAATGAACAGATTTCAATTGGGGCGGCTGACCAATATTTACCTATGTGCCGCAGTCATTATCTTACATATAAAGACAATTAAACAGTATTATAATATAATGGGTATTTTTTTCGGTGATGATATCTATGGTATTCGTTACTGTGATTTGAGTGGTGATGAATATATAACTATATATGAATGTAAAGCTAATATAGATATGGTAGTTGATAAAGGGACTATTAGGGGAATCTTTGTTGATGAAAGTCGTAACCCATCTGCAACAAAGAGACAATTCTATATTTATACATATTATGTAACAACATATTCAGATGATTGTATAACAACAAAAAATTATATGTGGCGTCCAGTTACATTAGATGAATTGAAAGAGTATTGCGAAAAATAAATCCATTCAAGAAAAATGTATAATCTTATTATTTTCTACTATTAGTAATATTAGGAAATAATAAATTGATGAGGAATATACATAACCACTTATTAAAGATTATTAAATGAAAATTTAGGTACAACTAAACGAGAATTTTTTATATTCCTACGAGTATTATTATTTGACCTAGCATTTCTGGTATTATTATTATTATATCTACGCCTTTTTAAAGTCGGTCTCTGTAAAGAAGGTGGCGCAGCTCTAACAGCCTCCACTAATTTTAATTTATCAAAGGCATGCTTACATAACCCTACCTCTGAATGAAAACTACCAACACCCTTCCTATTCTGTTGAGAATTCATTATATAACCATCATAATTACCTAATTCACAAATAGACCCTAATACTCTATCATTCATACTTTTAGTATTTTCTTCTGACACTCTATACACACCACCTTCTTCATTTATTGGAAATGCTATATTTAATGCTGAAGGGCCAATACTATTCTTAATAGAATTACGTGTAGACCTATTCATTATATCAATTAATACTAATGGCCTTTCTTGTGAAACTACCCATGTCTTAACAAACGGTTTTCCATATCGTGTATATGTATTTGTTTCACTCTTGTGTAATGTAAAATACTTCATAGGTGCATTCCTATAATTATTTGATGCACTTATTCCATTTATTGATGTTCTATTATCTGCTCTATATAACTCTCCAGAGAACTCAATTGTTTTTATATTATTCATTCTATTATATAACCGGATTTATATTACGCGGATTAATCGTACATCTTCGTACAGCCTAGCGCATAAAAAATTGAAAAACTGTTATTACAGATTTGGATATTACATATAGTGAATCACGACCATAAAATGAAGAAGAGTTCTACTTGCTTTGATGATAATGACAATGAAGATGATATTTGCAATATCTTTAATATAAAGTTGTCTATAAATAATAAATTATCAATGAATATTCCAGAAGAAACACTTAATAAATTACAAACAAACTTCTCTAAATGCGTTAATGGATACCATTTAATCAATGATGACCCCATTAAAGAAGCCCCATGGGAAGATATTAATTCAATTATTCTAAAAGAATCTGGTTGTGCAGTTGACACACTAAGTAATGGTTCTCATAAATCTGGCGGAGATATTACTTGCTCTCTCGGATGTTTCTCAAATAAATCCACTCAATATAAATCAGGTAATTCTGCATTTGAAATTAGCTCTTATAGGCTTACAACAGTATGTTCTGATAAAAATCCTGGTAACATTACTGATATTATTTCTGAAATTAATAAGCGTAAGAATTTCAATTACTATTCTATTATTGTACGGGATGATAAGCCTACAAATATTCTTTATGACTGGTATTTGATTCCTGCTGATTATTCTGCTCTTGACCCTTCTACATACACATGGCAACCCAAACTTGGTAAAATTGGTAAAAATAAGGATTCAGTTGTTGGATGGGAAACAAATACAATTAATGGTTCTTCTATGTCTATTACTTTTAGTATGTCTTCTCAGCTGTGGATTTCCCTAAATATAACTGATGATATGAAAAAATATATTGTTGGAAGCTGTACAGTTACTAAGGGTAGAAAGTACAATTATATTGATATTTATAATTTATTTACTAGTGGTGCTGTTGGTACTGTTGGTACTGTTGGTGCTGTTAGTGATGTCACTGGTGCTGTCACTTGCGCAACTACCAAAAGCAGCTAAACGTTCATTAATAAGTTTAACATATTGAGGATTAATTTCAATTCCAATAAACGGCAACTCCAACTTTTTTGCTGCCAAACATTCACTTCCTGAACCAGCAAACGGCACTAATACATAACCTTCTTCTATTGGTTGAATACATGATAGCAATAATTTTTCACATAGGGCAAGTGGTTTCTGTGTTGGATGGTCTACACGTTCTTTCGCTCCTGCTCCTCCTGCTAGCGCAGGACATTTAATTACATCGCGCGGTAAAGCACCTCCTTCGTGTGCATTATATGTTGTTGTTTTTTCACCATTAGAGAATCTACCTTTTGTTGCCTTTCTCTCTTTTCCTGCAGCTCCTTTTAGAAATCCATCTGTATATGGTTCACGAATCGCGTCACGATGAAATACTTTATCTTCTTTCCAGAGAACCAAAATACTTTCGTGCGAACGCTGCCAGAAATTGAGAGATGCAACATTTTTATTTGTATAATGCCACACAATCCAACGACGGTTAATTTCGTATGGAATTTGTGCTAATAGAAGAGCAAGTGTTTCACTAAATCCATATATAAACATAGTACCATTCGGTTTAAGAATACGAATACATTCTGTAATCCATTCTTTGGACCATTTCAAGTATTCTTCAATAGGTTGTTTATCACTTTTATTACCAAAATCTTTACCAATATTATAGGGAGGGTCTGCTAGAATAATTTGTGCAGAATTATCTTTTAGTGTAGGAAGTACTTTTAGCATATCTCCTTCTATTACTTTCTGGTCTAGTTGTTGTGTTGTTGTTGCTGTTGTTGTTGTTGTTGCTGCTTTTGCTTTCTCTACTTTTTCTTCCTTTATTGGTTTTTGAATATCCTTCAAAAGTTCAATAACATCTTCTTTCTTTTTATTAGAATATCCTTTTATATTATTCTCTTTACATATAGAGATTAATTCTTTTAGGGTACTTTTAGAGTAATCCATAATAATATCCTAATTGTTAGTACATTATTATAGTAGAATAAAATCAATCAAATTTAATAAATTTGAAATACTTTACATTCATTGCTATACGTACAATATGAAAAAGTCTTTTAAAAAAGCAGCAGATGCATTTAGTGATGATGATACATCATCGCCTAAGACAGCAAAAAAGACTGAAACACCTAAGGCAGCGCAGACAGCGCATGCAATCCAGACAGTAAAACCATTCTTGAAATGGGTTGGTGGAAAAACACAAATTTTAACAGAAGTTCTTTCCCTATTTCCTAAAGAAATTCAAAATTACCATGAACCTTTCTTGGGCGGTGGTAGTGTACTATTAGGGTTGCTGTCAATTGTCAAAGAAGGTAAAATTGCTGTGAAAGGAAAGATATACGCAAGTGACCTAAATGAAAATCTTATTGCTGTCTACAAAAATATCCAATCAAGGCCGTCCGAAATAATTAAAGAAGTTAACAATCTTGTTGAACAATTCTCTAAATGTAAAGTTGGTGATGCTGCGAAAGTAAATCGTAAAGCTGCAACACTCACAGAAGCACTTAGTTCACCAGAGTCATACTATTTCTGGATTAGAACACGTTTTAATACTCTAAAAGGAAGTGATAGATTAACTTGTGCTGCATCAGCAATGTTCTTATTTATGAATAAAACATGTTTCCGTGGTCTATATCGCGAAGGTCCTAATGGCTTTAATGTCCCTTATGGTAATTACAAGAATCCTACAATTATTGAACCAACTCATATTATGGAGGTGTCTGAACTTATTAAAGATGTTGAGTTTAACGTGAGTTCTTTTAGGGAATCACTTGCTGGTGATTTCACAAAAGATGACTTTGTATATCTTGACCCTCCATATGCACCTGAAAAAGATAAATCATTTGTATCTTATACAGCAGATGGTTTTGCACTAGAAGACCATAGTGCATTATTTGAGAGGTGTGATGAAATTAGAGGATATGGTACTAAATTTGTTATGAGTAATGCGGATGTTGACCTGGTAAAAAATGCTTTCCCTGTGCCAACATATAATACACGAATAATTTCATGTAGACGTGCAATTAATTCCAAGAAACCTGATTCAAAGACAAATGAAGTTTTAATTAGTTGCTGTGATTAGAATATCTGTTGCAGCAACATATTCAATACCCATACTTTTAAAGAAATCCAACAACTTCTTTTTTTGAGGACTACATTTAAGGCCTGCTAGATTTCCATATTGCTCCCTAGATACTTTCTCTGCTCCACCCATACAGATAATCTTAAGGGGTTTTCCATATAAATCAGGAATCTCTGCGTACTTAAATGGAACACCTAGGATCTTTTCACCAGCAGTACCACTTGTAAAGTATGTTTGTGCCTTCACTTCAACAATAGAATCTTCAATCTCCAAGTCAGGTTGTTTATTTTCTTTTAGCAGAGGCTTGGTAACTGTTTTTCCTATTAGGGTATACAACTCTTCACCCAAATGTTCACCAAACTTATTTGTCCATTGTTTATCTAGTTTAAGGTCAGGGCGACGAAGAGTCTTGAGGATATTCTGACCCCATTTATCTTCTAGCTTCTTGCATTCATCTTCCATGCTCTTCTTGGTTTTACATTCAGGCGCTAGTTCTGTTAAGAATGAAAGGTCTCCAAATAGCCATTGAATAACTTCTTTATTTCTTAAAAGGATAATTTTTTTATCTGTGTTTTTTGCAATATAATTTATTACTTGTTCTATTTGGTGAGCCATTGTCACTTCTTTTAGGTGTTTATTGCTACCAGCCTTTACATTCTTTTTGGGTTTAATGACTGCCTTCGCTTTTACTGTACATGTACTTTTATTATGCCCATCTTGTTTACAAATAGAGCATGCCATCGTGAATCACTATAGTGTAATTATTCAAGATAGTTTGTAAGAATTTCCATTTTTTGTTTTAGAATCTTCAGCCAATAATACTTTTAAATATATCATAATTATCCTTATGATTGGTTGCAGCAAAGACAGCCTTACGAAGACAGCCATCGGTTTCTGACAGCACTTTGCGGAAAATTGCAGCAATCTGACTGGCTGGTAAATGGAAAGCTCCACAGCCCCAAGCCGACAGCACTATAGAATCACATTCATGTTGTGCAGAATAATATATTAGTTGCCTAATTTTATTATACATAATCAACTCATCATCTTCATTTAATGTACCTATCATATCATTTTCATTTTCCTTATAGTTAAGTACGGGTGAATCCAATGCAGGAGATGCAATTATATTACATTTAAAAGGTTCTTTGCGATTTGCATAATCTGTATCAGGTCCATCGCGATTAACTTCAACATCAAACGATACCATTAGGTCATATGTGTCAAGAGGATAAAACTCATGCAAGAGATGTTTATAATAGTTGCTGCGACGAAATAGTTCTTCTTCTTGTGTCTTTGCGCCGCCATGTACACAGCCACCAGCGACATCCCAATCAGCCATATTGAGTACCATGGGTTTAAAACCGTGTTTTATGAGAGTTTCTGTTGCGTAAAAGGTGTCTTGATTGATAACTTCTATATCTGTTTTGGGAAATACTTTTAGTGTGTCAAGTTCTTCTTGAGTGGGGACATGTGTGTATTTTATAGTCGGGTTTTCAACAATGTAATCTTTATAATAGGCGAGAGTTTCATGCCATACTTTTTGTCTAATGGCAGGGGAATGAGGGTCGGTCCATAAAGGGTATTGATTATATTTGGGGGTTTTGTAATTAAAAACGAGTTCATTAATGTCAGTTAGGGTATCTGGAAGCTCGGTAATATCAAAGGGTTCCATATAATTAAGAATCTTTTAATATTATTTAGGCGGGTATTATGTACGTTAACAGCACCAGAAACGTTTATTAGAAAATTTAACAACAATAGGCACTTCTTGAGCGTGTTGCACATAGTTTGCAGGTCCTACTAATGTATCCCCTATTTTTACAGCATTCATTGTATGTATATTATAAAAAATACCTTTAGTTGTCCATTCATTGAATGAAGTTGTTCCCATAGAAAGATTACAGCGCGCGCAGATAGGGATGAGATTATCAAGAGTTGTAGAGCCTCCTTTTGCTTCTGCGTACATATGACCACAATGGAAGTCAAATGCATTTATTTGATTTTGACACCACGATGTAAGACATTTAATAGAAAATTGTTGTTTTGAGTATTTGAGCCATACTTGTTCTCTTAGGGCTTTGGGGATACGTGCTTTTGTTGCTTTTGTTGCGTTTGTTGCTTTTGGTTTAGCAAAAGCCTTAGACATACTAAGTATGTTGTGTTTTCCTTTTATGTCTTCTTCTTTTAACTGTTTTTCTTTTATTAGTGGACCGTTTTTTCTCATGCTTTTTCTGTGTTTTCTTATACTTTTTAGATTTAGAGCGTTGTGTTTTCCTTTTATGTATTTTACCACCAGCAATCATTGCTGGTAAATGTTGTCTAGTATTTTGTAAGTATCCCATACATTCTTCTGATTGTGCATATTCTGCTGCGCATGATTTAGGGATACGTTTA